GGTTGATGGGTTGCTGGTCTTACTGCCAAGATAGGTGTCATCAAAATTGTCAAATGCTGCAGCCGCAGATGCAGCGCTGACGGCCGCAAGACTCTGACTATTTGCAGCAGCCGTAGCAGATGTTGCGGCGGCGGTAGCAGATGTTGCCGCATTAGTCGCGGATGTCGATGCCTCAGATGCTTTTGTCGTAGCCGTGGTTGCACTTGTAGAGGCTTCTGATGCTTTTGTTGTAGCTGTAGAGGCAGATGTGCTGGCATTTGTTTCACTTGTGCCAGCAGCAGTTGCAGAGGCCGCAGCAGCGGTAGCACTTGTAGCCGCCGCAGTTGCAGATGAGGCGGCGTTTGTTGCGGATGTTGATGCTTCACTGGCTTTTGTCGTTGCTGTAGTAGCACTGCCAGACGCAGATGTTGCACTAGACGCAGCAGCGGTAGCACTAGTAGCGGCATTAGTGGCATTTGTTGATGCACTTGCAATATCAGTAGCAGATGGCCCAACTTCTGGAAGACCGCTAGTGCTATTAAAAGCTAAAGTCTTACCCTTACGAGTATCCTTGTTTGGAAGAGACAATGTAGCAGCATCATCAGAGTCTGCCAGCTTCATGGTTCGGCCAATCTTTGTCTCAAGCTCTTGCTCGATAGCAAAGATCTTATCCAGCTCTGTGTTTAGGGCTGATATGTTAAATGGCCCTGATGTCGGGAAGTCTGATGTTCTTGTTATCGGAATATCACGAAAGATTGTAAACTTCGTGGCTGCATCGCTATAGGTATCGCCCAGCGTAATGTTACCGCCAGAGAATCCGTCATCTACAGACGTGCCATTTACAGCAAATGTGCCTGTACCTGTGCCTCTGGTAAGGGTTGTATCTACACCAGCAGCACTGGTTACGATGACGTTGATGTCATCGAGACTGAAGAAAGGGAAGTCAATAGTAAGAGTAGTCGAGTTTGCAGTCACCGCTTGGGTGTACTGTACTCGAGCATCACTATCGGCAATGGAAATCGTAGCCATACTTACTTATACCTCTCTGTCTTGCCTGTGTTAATTCACTTTGCTTGGTTGTAGATTCTGTCAAAAACAGGATCTAACGCTGGATGATTAGCAAACGGCGTGACAAACCTCAGTGTGTCTAGAGTTCCTTGGTCTGCATTGCCGTAAGCAACATCCTTTACGATTTCACCAATATTCATGACATTACTGGCTGTAGGCCCAAACACTGCGCCTATCTTTGCCTGTGTAGGCGCATAGTTTCTGTTGCCCTGAGTAAGAGCAGGACGCAATCCAACGCCGTAATTTGAGAGTTTTTCTACAGCATTGTTGATGTCCATGAAGTATCCAAGCATTCCAGAACGGTCTACAGCATTGATAAGTTTTTCGTCGAAGGTTTCTTTTCTATCAATGCCGTATTGCTTTCTCTTAATCTCATTGACCATTGCAGCAAGTCCGACAATAAGGAACGCCCCTTGCCAAAAAGCCCCATCCCTTTCTTGCAAGCCAGATGTAAGTAGCCTAACGGTTGCTGCCTGACCGAAGGATTTGAACTGTGTCATCAATGACCCAAGCTCTGTAGATGTCCATAGCGCCCTATCACCAGCACCCGGCGTAATAATGATGCGTTCTACGTTTTGATTTAGAGCAGCTCTAAACTTCAGTCTTGCAGTAGCATCGGTCCAAAGATCCGTATTTGGCAACCATTCCCCATCTACCTGATCTCCATGCCTATCAATCTGCATAAACATGCGACGGTGCATTTGCTGGTCTATTCCATTCTTGAGCAGCTTTTCTTTATCAGCCTTACTCAAGCTGTTCCAAGGACTCATAATGGCCTCTGACATGCGTAGAGCAGTAACAGTACCGGCAAATTCCTTTAGGGTTTGGTTCCAGATATTCAAACCATTCAGCATAAACATGACGCTTGTGCTTTGGCTTAAAAACCTTTCAGCAGCAAATCTATTTCCAAACACATCCCCCATGTCTGCAAAAGCATGCGCTCTTAGGCCAAGAACAGCGTCAGCAGCAACGCCAGCTTGTCTAAGTTCTCTTTCTCTCAGAACCTTCAAAAGCCTTGCGTTTTCTCTAAATGCAGCCTTTAGACCTTTGCCATAAGAATTCTTGAATCCCTCAACCATAACAACTCTGGCAAGATCAGGAATGCTAGAAACAGTAGCTCCACCCATGCCAACAAGAACATTGAAAGATTTCATTGCTCTTACAAATCGACTGCTTATTGCGTGGGGGTCTTTAGATGCCCCATAGGTTCCACGAAGTCTGTCACGCAGCCCACGAACATCTGTCAGGGCTTGCATCATCTCTTTACGAAGAGCTTCTTTCTTTACAGGATCTTTTTGCTTGGCGATCATTTTTTGGAACTCTTCCGTAATCTGATCGATAGCAGCCTTCATATCTATGCTGCCAAAAGCTCTGGTCAGCTCGATATCCATTCCCATCGTTTTGGTATGGTGTCTGAGGATGACCTCAATATCACTTTCCAAAAACTCTTCAATAAGCTCATCTCTGATCTCAAGCTCTCGGGCCTTTGAGCCAGAGGGAGCTATAACGTCTTCTAGATTGCTTACAGCATCATCTAGCTCGATGTAGGGCTTGGACTTCGTTATCGAGTCATATATGTCATCGACATATGCTTCTGCATCACGCCCCCTCAAGCCAAGCTCTTGATTTGCATAACGACGCAAGATTGCTTTGAACTCATCAGATCGAGCTTCAATCTTGTCAATACGATACATCCTGGGCAGATAGCTTTCTGCGGTATTTACGGTAATCCCGTTTTTCCTAATATCTGCGATTCTGCGCTCTAGTTTAGCAATTAGGTTTGGATCAGGCTCATCCATTGCCTTTGCAGAAGCCAAAGCTCTTTGAGCCTGTTCCTCAAACATTCTTAGCCTTGTGGCTTGATCTGCCAAAAGATCCAGAAGTTCCCTAGAGGTTTTTGCTGCATTGTTTACAAACGGACTTGCTGCATCATTCATAGGGTCGATATCGTTTCGACGCATAGCCCTACCTACACGCTGGCGAAACTCAAACTCTGTAATGATGTCAGATTGTCTGTTAAATCTGTCTTTAATTTGAAGCCCCATAATTTGCATGGACCTAGATATATCGCTGTCTTTGGCAACAACCCCTCGATAAGCAAGGTACTGAGCATCAGCTTCTCTAATTGCTTTCACTAAGGGGAAGAGATATGTAGCTCTAAATGTTGATTCTACACTGGTGTCTTGAGCAAGCTCTTCATCCACACGCTTTTGCATAATGCCGCCCATATCAACCATTTGAGAAACAACTCCTCTAACCAGAGGGTTATTGCTTTTCAACATACGCAAGACAGGGTTCCATCCTAGTCTTTCAAGGCCGGTGCCGGTTTCCTTGGCAGCATCACGATTTAGAGCCTCTGCTCTTATTCTTGCGGCATTATCTCCATAGACATCATCAAAGCGTGATGGATTGAGCATCGCCCCTGCTGTTCCTGTCCCTCCAGCATAAAACCCTCCATCACCATATCTTGCTTCTAGCTTTTTCTCTCTGGCAATGGTCCTTGCATCAACGCCCTTTGCCATAAACTTTCCAAATGCAGCATTGGTTGTTGCTCCAATAGTAAATGTCAGGCCAGCAGCTAATGCCACATCGTTTAGAGTTCTTGTTTCATTCTGTTCTGAAAGAATTAACTGCTCTGCTGTCACTGGAACTGAGGTAAACGCACCCCCAGCAGCAAATCTTTTAATAGCACTTGGAGATCTCATATACCTCAACGGCGCAATAGGCAGCGCAGTTGTAGGGGTAAACAAAGAGGCAGCTATCTGAACACCTGTGGTGGGGCCAGCAGCCAAAACAGACTGCATATATAAATCCTCATCTAGGCGCTTTAGTCGTCTTGCAGTTTCAGCAGGACTCCCAGAATCATAGAATCTCCACATGGAGTCTTCTCTGCCCTTTAACTGTGGGTCAGAAGCAAAATCATACCCAGGAACATCATCGATATCGAACATCATATCCGAAACGAATTCTGCAAAAGCGTTCATGGGATTTACTTGCTCGAATGCAGCTTTCCATATCTCGCTACGATTACCAGCAAACATTGCTGCACCAGCAGGACCAAACTGATCACGACGCAACGTCTGCGTAATAGGACCGGCATCCTCTAGGTCTTGCGTCAAAAGACGCTCTGCCCTTTGTTCTGGACTTTCATCTGGTTTGTAGTCAGGCGGGGGATTGATATCAAACTCTTCAGCGTTCTTTATCTTACGCCGTAAGCGTTGAATCTGCATATTATCGTCTACAATATCAAACTTCTCTATAGGCTTTACCGGAGCTTCCAGTACCGCCCTGTCAGCCTCGGTAGGCTGTACAGAGAATGAGAAATCCTGCTCCTCAACATCGATTACAGGCTTCTCTGAAGTTTGCGCTTGTACAGGTTGTGCAGTTGGAGCTGAACCCAGACCACCTTCCTCTCCAGAGATCATGGCCTCTTGAATGCCATACTGCTTATCTCTGGCTAACTCTCGTTCAAATTTTTTTTTTGCTGCGAGTTCTTCCTCGCTCAAGCCGCTAATAAAGTAATCTGCTTCGAGGTTTCGCCTTGTACTGTAGTTGTCCCCAAAGTTTCGCAGATTCTTCTCAGCAGCATTCCAGTCGTCTTCTGTTACCTGACGCCAAAAGTTGGGCGTTTGACTTTCAAGATCCCCATACTGAAATGCAACAGACGCAACAACAGTAGCTTTGTGTTTTGGCAGATCGTCAAAAGACTTGCCTGTGGCTGCCTGCCACTTTGCTTTCAGCCTGTCTACAGCTTCTGTTTTGGAAAACTCATCAATTGTCTGGGCTTCAGCATCAGTAATATTTAAATCCTTTGCCACCTCTTGGGCCTGTGCGCCTTTAATTCCAAGATAGGGCTTGAGCTTATCGATGATGGCCTTTGGCAATCCTTTGAGATCAGCAAGGTTTCTTGCACCAAGATCAAAGCCAGTAGCAATAGTGACACCAGATTTAGACCCATCTGCATCTGGCACATAGCCAGTTAAGATACGAGATCCCTCTCTCTCGGATATAAAGTCCCAATCAATGTTACTCATTTGCTATTTCCCTCAAAACCTCAACAACAGTAGCCCCAGCTTCCATTTTACGCTTGGCTGTTCTGATATCCTCATCAGTTTCAAGCTGACCATTCAGGAACATAGACATAATTTTTACGTCTATATGGGCATCCTCATTGTAGTCATACTCAAAACGGTACAGCGGATTGTTTTCAGCAAAGAAAGCAACCGCAGCATCCATAACCAAAGGATCATTGTACCTGTCATACTTCATATTTAGGCCTGTGATTGCGCCCCTGATTATTTCAGGCTTCAAGACGCTGATATTGCTAAGGAATGACTTGATTGCGCCATTGTTGACATTTTCTGTAGCGAGAACATAAGCAGCGTTATCTCTCGTAAACTTGTAATCATAGTAATAGCTGTCTAAGACAGTGCTAACCATTCCGGTATCTTCGTTTCTTACCAACACAGTGTAGGTTTGGGTTTCTCCTGCAAATGTGTTTGGAACCAAGAAAAGGGCATTATCATCATCTTCAACAAGGCTACGAATCTCAGGGCTAAGAGCAATATTTGGATGAAGAGCCTTGTCTCGTATATCCCTGTAAACAGCACCTTCGACACCACCTTTAGGAATTGGCCTGTCTCCGATGCTTTGAGCTGCGTTTGCCAGCCAAGGATATGCAGTCCAAGATGCGTTGCCTTGTGAGTCAACAGTAATGCCAATAAGCGCTCTACCTTTGCCATCTTCCATCAAATCAACGACAGACTGCCTTACAGCAATGGCGAGGGCTTCGTCAGAAGCATCTAGGGGCATTTTTTTGGAAGCAAATATTTTTATAACATTTAGCTTTATCATCTCCATCAGTCGTTCATCACCGATGTAGGCATCACCAATATTTCTGGCCCCTCTAGGTGCGCTGCGAATCAGACTATCAATATGAGTGCTGAGTCTTACATCGTCACTTTGTGTCCAAGAGAACTGATTCATAAGTGACTCTGCAAAACCGGAACCTTCAACGGCCCTGTCAAAGACTCTTACTATTGAATCTTCAAGGTCAGGATATTGCTGCTCTAGTGCAGTAAGCATACGCCCAGGATTCATCGATCCTTGCAATGCTACAGCAGAGGCATCTCGATACGCCTTATATCCCATCATTCTGGCAATCTCATACTCAAGAGTATCAATGCCAGCATTATTCATTCTTTGGATGGCCTTTAGCTCACCAAGACCCAAAGCAGTTGTTCCGCTACCAGAAGTACCATTAACCAAACTGGTAAACAGTTTGTCATATATCATTATGTTGGTTCGGAAT